GGCAACCGGCGGCCTCCCGCCCGGGGGAAGGCGGTTCTCCGCCCTCCCCCGGTGGTGAATGTTCCGCCGGTTGGTTTTGTTTTTGTTAGCTAGACCGTGGCCGAGAACGGAGTGGCCTCGGAGCCGGACTGCTTCACGAACCCGCGCACCATCCACTGGTTCGCGGCGATGTCGATCAGTTCGATCTCGTCCCCGATGAGCCCGCCCTGGGTGGAGCCGTCCAGGGTGATGGTGTCGGCGGTCGCCCCGGCGACCCAGACCAGCGGGGCCGGGGTGCCGGTGTCATCGGCCGCATAGATGATCCCGTCCATCAAGTCGCTGGCATCCGCCACCTTGATGATGTAGCTCCCGCCGCTGGCCGAAGCGACGACCACGAAGCGGAAGCGCGCGCCGCTCCCGGTGGCGGCGGGCAGGGTGGCGGTAATGCCGTCCGCCTTGTTCAGGCCGATGATCCTGCCCGCGTGGGCCAGGGCCGTGACGGCCAGGGTTGCGGCGGCCGCATCCACGATGCCGCTGCCCATGTACGACTTGAGGGTGTCGAGGCCCAGTTTCTTCGTGGAGACGGCCGATGCGTCGTGGATTAGCATCTCGTCCGCGTCCACGGGGATGGCGGTCTCCTCGGGTTCGGTGTTGATGATGTAGACGCTCATGCGGTTCTCCTTCCGCGGGGCTGGCCAGTCTGCGAGAGACCAGCCCCGCGGTGGCTTGAGGTGCAATCCTACGAGGTGGTGAGGTCCGCCACCAGGCCCGATGCCTTCTCGTTGGCCGCGACGAGGGTGTACTCGGAGATGATCTGCCTGCGGTCGGTGTCGCCAGTCTTGGCGAGATCCCAGGCGGCGAACTCCCGCCCGGGCATGAAGGCCACCTTCCACATGTCCATCTGGAGAACGTGCCCGTCCCTGGACCGCTGGAACAGGTTGTGCACGACCTTGAGCTCGCCGAAGTCGGACACGTAGACGTCCACCGTGGCGTGCAGCTTCTGGTCCTCGGCCTGCCGCATGTTGGTGGCGCCGCCGGTGAAGGCCGAGAAGGCTTGCCGGTTGAAGCTGCCGAGCATGAGGGTGTCGGGCATCCCGCCCTCGGCCGCGCAGAGGAGGAGCACGGCCTTGAGCAGCGTCTCGGTGAAGGCCCGCTGGGTGCCGTCCGTGCGGGTATCGCTGCCATCCCCCGTCGGGGAGGCCCCGCCACCGCCGCCGAAGGAGTCGTTCGTGGCGATCCAGGTGGGCACACCGCCCAGCCGCCGGGCGACCGAATCGCTGCCGGCCGCCTTGGCCGTGTTCTGGAGCAGGACCACTTCCATGTCGCGGCGCAGCTCGCGGCTGCGCTTGAGCATCTGGTAGTCCATCTCGTCGGCGCGACCGGCGGTGTCCACGGCGCGGGCCGTGCCGGTCACCTGGGCGACCTTGTCGGAGATCTGGGTGTAGTTGGTCCGGCGCACTGTGGCCGTGGCGGCGTCGGTGGTGGCGTCGTCGCCCTCGATCACGGCGTTGTCGGCGGCCGAGGCCAAGGCGTCAGTCTGCCACTCGTGCAGGGTCGCCTTGGCTTCCTCGCGGGCCACCATGGAGATGAAAGGCGTCTCGGAGGGGGAGATGTCGTAGATCACATCCGAGAGGTCTTCCCGGATGCCGATCATGTCATTGGTTGCGTAGGTGTTCGTGGGCTGTGCCATTGCACTGCCTCCAGATCACCGGCGCAGATCTCCCCTCACGGGGGATGATCAGCGGCGGTTTCTTGTGGGTTTAGGTTTTTCGGCGCGCATGGAGCACGCCGAGGGCGCTGTCAATCGTGCCGGTCCGCTTGTGGGCCGTCACCAGCTTTCCCAGGCGCTCGTTCCGCGCCTGTTCCCTGGGCTTGGGCGAGCCTGGCGAAAGAACCCTCGGCACCCGGAAGAACTTCTTCTTGGCCGGGCCGCTGGCCGCCAGGGCCTCGTCGTGGAGCATCGCCTTGCGGGCGATCAGGATCATGTTGTGGTCGTACAACCCGAGCACGTCGTCGCGGTTGAACCCGAGGCCGGTGAGGTACGAGATCAGCTTGGCCTTCTCGGCCCCGGCCACCTTCTCATCGTTCCACTCGGGCAGCTTCAGCAGGAGGGCCGCGCGCTCAACCTGGACCTGGGCGCGGAGGGCGTCCATCTTCTGGGCGCGATCCTTTTCGAGCGTCTGCCTGTACTTCTCGGCCGCGCCGCGCTTGAGTTCCTCGATCCGCTCGCGCCTTTCGGCGACCTCGGCGCGCTTGGCCGAGTATTCCGCCGGGTCCTCGGACCGCAGCTTCGGCCAATCGACGCCGTCGGAGTCGCGCTTCAACTCCGCCTCAGCCGCCCGGAAGAGTTCGGCGGCGACGGCGAACTGGCCCTGAAGGACATCCCTCTGGACCGCGGCCTCCTGGCTGACGGCCCGGGCCTTCTCCTTGGCCTCGTTGAAGCGTTTCTCCGAGGCTTCCTTCATCTGGTAGCTGGCGACCAGGTCCTTCAAAGTGGCCTGGGAGGTTTCCCCGTCCACCTTGACCGGAACCGTGAGCGAGTCCGCCCACTCCTGGGTCAGCTCGAAGTGCGCGAGCAGATCGGCGAGCGAGGAGATGGGTTCCCCCTCTTCCCCGCCTTCATCGCCAGCGCCTCCATCGGGGGCCTGTTCCCCCTCCGGAGCCCCTTCCTCCCCATCGCCGGTACCCGGGGTGCCGGGCTCTCCGCCATCGGGGGGCGTTTCGTCTTCCTCGCCGCCGGAGCCTGGCCGGGCGGGTGCGCCCTTGTAGCCGTCTCCGTAGAGATCCCCCGCCAGGAGCGAAAGGGGCCGGGGATCCGCTGCCGGGGCCGCGGGGCCGGGGGTCCCGGCCGGGCTTCCGGGTTTCTTGCCGGGCTCTGTGATTGGAGCCGCTTTACCTGGCATTCGCGCTTCTCCTCTTTTTCGTGGCCTCGATGCGCAGGAGTTCCTTCTGGGCGTCGCCGCCGGTGATGACGATCCGCTCGAAGGCTGCCTTGAAATTCTTCAGGAGGCGGTGCATGAGGTAGGCGTTGTGCCGCCCCTCGTGATCGCCCGCCTCGCTATTCTCCCATCCGGCCTGCACGGCGGCCCCGATCTTGCCGAATGCCTCGCGGACCAGTTCGTCGTCGAGGAGCCGTTTGGCCCGCGCCCCGCGGTCGGCCTGCTGCCGGAGCTTCACCTCGTCGGTCAAGATGCCTCCTCGGGGCGGCTACACCCGGCTCCCGGGCACGTTGGTCCGGTATTGAAGCTCCAACTCCGTCAGCTTGTTGGCGAGCCCTTCCATGGCGATGGCGACCTTGTTCATCTCGGCCTGCCTGGCAAGCTCGATCCGCTCGCTCTCGCGGCGGTCCTGGAGGACCAACCGCTCCCGCTCCATCTGGCCTCGGAACAGGATCTTCTCACGGTCGAGCTGCTGCTTCGCCGCGTCAAGTTCCTGCTGCCTGGCCGCCAGCTTGGCCTGAAGCTGGGCGAGTTGCTGCTCCTCGCCCTGCGCCGGCGAGAATGCCTGATCGCCCGGGTCGGTGAAGAAGAGTCCTGGCTCCTGGAGGTTCGCGTTCTTCACGAACTCGGCGGCTGTGCGGTAGATGTTACTTGGCGTGACCAGGATGTTGAGGCCCCCGCCGGCGACGATCTCGCGTTGCTTTTCCCAGATGGCGTTCAGGTGGAGCATGTTCTGCTCCCGCGTGCCGAGGCCCAGGCCGATGGTGACGGTCACATCGAATCTCTCGCGCCACTCCTGGGGGCTCACCATCACCCATTTATTCCGCAGGCGCACGACCTGATCCTTCCGCTGGTGCTTGAGGAGCAGCTCGTGGATGTGGAGCATGAGCGACTTTATGCCCGTCTCGGCGAATATTCGGGCGACCGCCTCGATCTTCATGCGGCTAAGGTCGCTGGCCTGGGCGAGAACGGTCGTCTGGATGTTCTTGAGCGCGTCAGGCGTGAGGCCGAAGCCCTCCGGGTTTACGCCCGTGCGGTTGCGCTTCTCCTTCTCCAGGAGTTCCAGCACGGGGAAAGTCGAGGCCGCCGTGAAGGGCACGGCCATCGGCATCCAGGATTCGCCCACGGGCCGCTGGAACCGGACCGCCCGGCCCACGCGGGTCGTGAGGAGGTCGTCGAGGGTGTTCTCCCCTATCCCGCCCTCCCAGATCGCGTGCCCCGGGTTGTTCGTGTGATAGAGGTTCATAAGCATCTGGCGCCAGAGGGTGGAGGATTTCTGCTGCGTGTCCATCACCCGCTCGGCGAAGGCGCGCCCGAAATGCTTGTGGGGGAGGGGCTGGGGCGATATGGCGTGGAAGGGCTGGCGGTCGGCCGGCTCATTCTCCAGGAGGCTCCCGCCCGCGATGAGCACGCGCCGCCGCTCGGCTTTCCCGTCGCCGTCGAAGTCGAGGAGGGGGTAGCCCTCCCGCACCAGGACCTTCTCCATCGAGGCGTCCGGCGCGCCCGCCTCCGTCTCGTCGGACTTGTCCAGCCTGGCGGTTTTCTCCTCGGAATCCCCGGCCTCATCCGCCCCCACCGATGGCAGATCGTCCACGGTGGCCTTGTCGAAGCCCATCTCCACCAGTTCTGATCGCGTGGCCTCGCGCTCTTGGCCCACGAAGCGGCACTCATCGAGGCTGACCGAGCGCGAGTCGGAGGATATCCGCATTTCCTCCGGCGGCACGTTGTCTACTCTGACCTGGCCCCGCTTGGCCGTGCGGCGGAAAACCACGTCGTGGACCTTGACGGCCGGAGGCGGCGGGAGCATCCCAAGCTCAAGGCTGGCCGCAAGCTCCTGGTCCATGACCCCGGCACCCATCGGCGGCGCCAGGCCGGCCGCCTCCGCTGGCGGCACCTCGCGCTCGGCCCGCTCGACCGCCTCAAGCTCCTCATCGGCCAGAAGCTCATCCAGCTCCGCCTCGCTGAGGCCCTTGTAGGACTCGGTTGTGACGCGCTCCCGCTCGTCCCAGAAAGCCTTTACGTACCCGTTCTTCTGCACAAGCCCATCGAAGAACCAGTGGTAGAGCAGGAGAAAGGCGTTGTTCATCTTGAAAAAGACGTGATTGACGTAGTCGGACTCCTGGGCCGCAGCCTCGGCGTCCTCCCGCCCGACAGGGTCGAAGTTCACGAGGTTGTCCGCGGTGGTGAAGATCCGCAGGAGGCTGGGCATGATGCCGTCGACCGCGTCGGCCACGTCCGAGGTCACCACCTGAGACTCCCCCTCGACCTCGTTGCCGAAGGGCTTTTGCATGTAGTAATCCCAAGCCTCGGCGCGCTCCGTCGAAATCTCCCCGCCGGGGCCGCCCATGGCGGCGTCGAACTCGCCGTCCACGATGGCCTGAAGCTCGTCGTCCGTCATCTTCTTCGGCGGCATCGCTTACTCTCCGCTGTCACCGTGGGGGCCTTGTCCGGCGGCGGCCCGGGCCTCGGCGCGCGAGGGCTTCCCGCGCTTCTTCCCCCTGGGGCGCTGTCTCTTGCCATCCCGCTGGCCGGAGCCATTGGGCGTGCCGCTCGTTCGGGCATCGAGCCCGTCCAGCCGCGCCGCCAGGGCTTTCACCTGCTCCCGCAACGCCATTATCTCCGCCGCCTGCTTGAGACTGCCCATGTGTCCTCCTGGTCCGGGGTGGTTGGGCCCTACACAATCGCCGTCTCGGGGTAGTTCCGCCGCCCACGGTCCGCCTTTCGCATGGCCCAGGAAAGCATCGAGGCCGCGTGCCGGGTGGCGGACATGAGCGGGTAGCCGTCGAGCGGCACCTGCCCCTCGCGCCGCCCGAACGCCTGAAACTCGTCCAGCCATTCGGTGAGCTGCCGGGCCGCCTTGAACCTGCCGGAGCGCATCCGCTCCCATATCTCCA